TTCTAATGCAAATGCTCACTTACTGTTTCAGTCAGCGCTTGAAAAAACAAATCCAGAAATTGCTAAAGTAACAAAGGGAATGACAGATGCAAATGAAATTGCTCTTGTTTATCAAGCAACCCTTGTTGGATTTACCCCAAAATTACAAGCACTATTTGCTTCTTTAAGTGGTGCTCGTCCATTTGAAAGACCAGGACTCATTAAAGGTATTAGAGAAGAACTGTTAGCAGGAGAAAAACTACTTCAAGAAATTTATGGAACAGGTACTGGAACTAGCACTGGTAAAGGTGAACTAAATGCCCTACAAGAAAGAATTAAAGGAATTAAAAACCAAACAGAGGCATTTATACTCTTACGTAATGCAAAAATTGATGAAAAAACTGCAACTGAACTATCTAATGATGCAGAAATAGCGTCATTAATTCTTAAAAATAAATCATCTAAACTTCTCCCTAAAATAATTGCAAATATTAAAGAGTATTCAAAGGCATTAAAAGCACAAGCACAAGCAGAAAAAGATTTTGCCGATCCAACAACCACCTTTAAAAATGAAATAGGAAGATTGCAAGCAGTAGCAAAACTTCGTGAAAAGTTAATTGACATAGACTTTGCCCCTAAAATTAAAAAAGAAACTGACGAATTGACTGCTCAAGAACAAAAGTTAGCAGATATAAATGAAAAAATTCAACAGATTACAAGGACAGAAATTGATCCTAAAAAAACAACAATTGATAAAAATAATCTTGCATTAGAAAAAATAGCAGCACAAGAAGATGTTATTAATGAAAAATATAACAAACAAATAGAAGCGCTTGATAAAATTGAAAAGGCTAATCAAAATATTGCAAACATTCAAAAACAGAGAATGTCAATTGCAGATGCCCTTACTCGTGGAGACATATCTGCTGCTGCAATGGCTATGCAAGATGCAAGAGCAGAACGAGCACAATCAACAGTAACTGGACAAAGAGAAGGACTTACTGCAAATCGTGATATGGCAATTACAGCACTTGGAAGAATTGCTCTTGAAAAAGAAAATAAACAACTTCAATTAGAAATAAGTACAATTGAAGCAACACAACTAAAAACTTTAGAATCACAAAAACAAGTAGTTGAAGATAAGATTGTTTCAATTAATAAAAATATTACAACTCTTAACAAAGAAGTAAGTGTTTTAAAAGAAGGATCATATTATGCTGGAAAAACAAAAGAAGATATTGATAATCTTGCTGAATTAATATCAGCAGCAGAAGCAGCAGGAATTCCGTTTACAGCAGAGTTGTTAAAACAAGCAACCAATGCAGAAAGACTTGCAGCAGCCTTGCTTAAATCTTCAGGCTACATGTCTGGCCTTAGTTCGTCAGCAGTTTCAGGTGCTGGAGCACCGACTACAGAAACTACTAAAAGCGATCAAGTATTTAAAAAAGTATATGAAGAATCAATTGCTATGGGCAATACTGTAAGCGGGGCAAGGGCCATGGCGGGAATGTCTTCAAGACTACAGGCCCAAGCCGATGCTTATTTTAAAGCAAACCCAAACATTGATCCATTTACTGGAGCACAAAGAAAAATGTTTGGCGGACCAATATTGTCTAAAGGCAAAGGCGGAATGGGAATAGTTAAAGCCATGGCTTTTGGCGGTAGAGCAATAGGATCTGATACCGTTCCAGCAATGTTAACTCCTGGAGAGTTTATAGTAAATAAGTCAGCATCAAGGGCATATGCTCCATTACTTGAAAGAATAAACGAATCCAAATATCCTGGAATGCTTAGTGGTGGCGGACAACCGCAAGTTCCAGTAAATAACATTTCAACATCTACAAATGATAACTCCACAGCAGTGTATAATTATAATTTAGGATTCAGTATTAATGGTGCTAATGGAAGTGCTAAAGATATTGCCAATGCGGTAATGAGAGAAATTAAAAATGTTGATTCACAAAGAATTAGGGGACAGAGGCAATAATGGCTACTAGTGCTTATTTAACGGGTAGACGCAGATATACCAGACCCCAGGGTATCTTATGGGCAAACAACGCTGGAACCCTCTCTAATGGCTTATACGTGCCTACTGGAGTAGAGGTAGGAGCCTCTACAACAGAAACAGATCTAAACCTCTTAGACCAGTTTATTATTTTATCTGATCATAATAGAGGGGATATGCAATTTAATACCCAGCGAATTGAGCAACGTCAAAGAACTATTAATGGTCGCATGCGTTCATACCACATTGCAGATAAATTAACAATGTCTGTATCTTGGAACATGCTGCCTTCACGAGGGTATTCAGGATTACCTAACTTTAACTCAACAACAGGAGTATCACCAAGTGAAGGATCTAAAACAGAATACACAGCAGATGGTGGTGCAGGTGGCGTAGAACTTCTTGATTGGTATGAGACACATCAAGGTCCATTTTTTATGTACCTTGCTTATGATAAATATACAAATTTAGAAGGACAGAACTATAAGTATACTGGTTTAAACAGATACAATCAAATTATTGAAGTTTATTTTGCGGATTTTAATTATTCCGTCGTAAAGCGTGGTGCAACAAATCATGATCTTTGGAACATATCGGTAACCCTGGAAGAAGTTTAAATGTTTGAAAGTACCGACCTAAAAAACCACTTTGAAACATCTGCAACAATACAAACAGAATCACTAGTATTGGCTGAGTGGAATATGAATATGCCAGATAACATATTTAAACTTGGCAATTATAGGTATAGATCTCAAGAGCAAAATTCTCAATTCTTAACACTACCCAACACATTTGATAACGCAGATGCTGGATCATTTTATACTGGAGCAACAGATGCAGATGTTGTTATTGATGGAGGGTTTGAAAATAATGGAACACCACAAATCTTTACATCAATAAAAGAAAAAAATAAACTTTTATACTCATTAGAAGACTGCATAAAACCATTTAGACCAAGATCTGGTATTAATAAAGCAGTTGCTTTTAAAGGTAAGTTTTTGTCAAACTCTGGCAGCGATCTTGCTAGAAGGCCAAGATATTATATGGCATCACGCTATGACCAATTTAAATATTTTACATCTTTTAGAACTGAGGACGGCATTGAAAGAGGTATTGCTAAAACTATAGTTAACGGTAATTACTACATAGATGACGCTGTACCATTTGTAGTTTATAAAGAAAATGTACCAGCAAACAGAATTATTATAAAGATGCAAACCAATGTTGGAGATATAGATTTAGGAGATTTTACTGATATATCTAGAACTTTTGCAGATCCGTTTTTTGGTAACGCAAATAAAACAACTCCAACAAGATGGAAAGTTCAGCATCTTGAAGGAGACAATTGGGTAGACTCTTATGTGTTTACTGAAAACGATACTCGTGATGATGGATCTCCAATCATTAGTCATGATGGATATGTTGAATTACAATACAGATTAAAAAACATTCCAGATAATTTTAAAGATAGTTTTGTTTTTGCAGAAACTTTTTCTTCATCTACGCTACTACCAACCGAATCAATAAACGGATACGCATATTTAGTTATTTCAAATGTAGGAAGTGTTGGAACATATCATGTTTGGAACAGCACTACTAATACATACAATACATTTACTCCTGTTTATGGGTGGGTATTGGGAAGTGAACAACTTGATAATAAAACAACTTTTGTTACAGACCTAACAAACCCACTATCCTTTCAAGAAACAACAAATGGTCAAACTATTTACAGAGAGTTTCAAAATATTCGTGGGCTAAGGGTTGTAGTAGAAAGAATGAATAAGTTTGATTCTACCTTTGATTTAATTGAGATGTCACCAAGATTAGTTGTTGATATATCTAATAAAACAATAGAGTATAGTATTAAAAAAATTCTTTCTGATCTTGGAACATCTGCTTTACCAGTAGGACAGTTGCTTGCTTCAACTGGAAATATATCTTTGTTTGATGATGACCAAGCGTTTAATGACAACAATACTACTAGCATAGTTAGTGATTATGTTCGTAAAAATATTAAATTTAATTTTTATGAAAAAATATTAAATGTAAGTGGATTTGACTATTGGGTTCCGATTAAAACACTTTACTCTGACGGATTTCCACAAGCAAATGTTACCGCTGGCACACTAGAAATATCTTTAAGGGACTTCTATTTCTTTTTAGAATCTATGCCTGCGCCAAGAATGTTGGTAACAGAAGTATCACTTAGTTATGCAATTAGTTTAATACTTGACTATATTGGATTTAGCAACTACGCATTTTATAGAACAACAAATGAGCCAGATCCGATTATTCCGTATTTCTTTATTGCTCCAGATCAAACGGTAGCAGAAGTATTAAATCAACTTGCAGTCTCTACACAAACAGCAATGTTCTTTGATGAATATAACAATTTTATTGTAATGAGCAAAAACTATATGCTTCCAGATGTAGATGATAGAGCCTCCAGTATGGTCCTATCTGGATCTAATAACCAATCTGTTAGCGGTATTGTTGAAAACTTATCTTCTGGAACTCTTCCTAATATTGTTTCAATTGCATCTGAAGACAAAAAGGTTTATAATAACGGAAAAATTAATTATACAACTAGGTACATTCAAAGATCATATGGGTCTGTTCGCCAAGCAAACATGATTGACATAGACAAGACTTGGATTTACAAGCCAGCACTTTTATGGGAGGTGTCTGGAACAGATTCAACTAAAACAATTAACGAGGTAGCATCTAAACAAGGCAAATATGTTTTAGGAGCAATGCCATTAAATTCTGACCTTTCTATATCTCCACCAAGTGTAATAAATCGTAAAATAGTAAATAATGTTTTTGATCTTGGAGAAAATGTTTATTGGCTTACAAGATATCAAGGATATTTTTATTCTAACGGAGAAGTTATTAGGTATGATGCTGCACAATTTAATGTTACCCTTGCAATTTGGTATCCAATATTGCCAGACGGTATAAATTTAAATGAATCTAAACCTGAAATTGTTTTGCCTGGAAGATTGGCACCATCAAGCGTTATTGATAATTTAGATAAAAGGGTTGCAAATGGAGAAATTACAGAAGCACAAAAAGGTGAAGAAATTCAAGCATGGAGAGTTTCTCATAGGCAGGGTAGCAGTAATGTGTGGATTACTAATAATCAAGAATATCAAAACTTTTTTAGATCCTTGCCGTTTAACGGAAAAATATATCCAACTGGTCTGGTAAGAATTTACACAGTTCCATTTTATGAAGAAATTGAAGGTGTTACTCGTTTACAAAATGGTGCGGTTTATGAACATGGACGTGCTCAATTTGGAACAACAATAACAAGTCACACTGCTGGAATAGACACCTATTGGTCAGATAATACTTATGTTAGAGGCTGTGACATGGAAACTCAATATTTATTTACAACTACCTTGCTTGAAGATATTTCTTTGCCAGCAACTACAATTGGAGCAGCAGGAGTTAGTAACTCTAAAGCCCAACAAACATCAAGAGGCGGAACAATTAAAAACTTTATGTCTTCAAGTTATACAACGGAAACTCCCGTTAACTCAACAATATCTCCTAAAACTGGAACAATTCAATCATCAGCGTTAGTAATGAATGGTCCAACTTTTGAAACAACTGAAACTCCAATTGATCTAGTTTCTTATGTTTATAAACAATTAGACAATTCTTATAAACATTTTGGAACAAGAATGCGTATTATTGGAAAAATTGAAAACAACGAACTTCGTAGTCAAACGCCAAATGGAAGCACAACCTATTACCAGGTTGCTGGAGTTCAACCAAATCAAAACGTAAGTATTGGTGGTGGCTCAGGAGGTCTTGCAGTATTGCTTAATCCAACCACTAATAATGGGTATTATTTTGAAATTGCTGCATTAACAGAAGATAATATAGAGTCATACTTAAAATTAGATAAAAATAATCAATCAAGCATTTCCATTAATAATGTTGTTTTTTATAAAATTAAAAAAGATGCTTCTAATAATAATGCAATTCCCGTAAAACTTTACGGTGGTCTAGCAAAAATTATAGTTGACGATGGCAGGTTTACTGGTCAGTATAGAATGGCTGGTGAAGAAAATCCGACGGTATATGATTTAGCAGTAGAGTATCAAGACATAGGAAAAATAAGAAGATTCTATTTATATATTAATAATCAATTAATTAAAGTTGTAGATGATCCAGACCCACTACCAATATATAATAACATGGCCCCCTTTGTTCGTGGTTCATCTAGAGTCATGTTTGAAAATATTTATGCTCTGTCTCAGAACTATTCTCAAAATAGTGTCTTTACAGTTGGAGAAACATTATCATCTGCTTTTGGGGATAATGAAATAAGTGCTAGTGAATCTTTAAGAAAATATGCAATGAGTGGTATGGTTCAAGCAACTTATCTATCTGGAATTAGTGCTCAACAACCACCTAAATATAATTTATACTTTGATGAGTTTGGCTCAATAATGAGAGAGTGTGCTTACTTTGATGTTAAGTATGATCGTGCATATCCTGCACTTTACGCCAAACTATCACCAACATTTAATAATATTAAAGGCTATGTTTCATCTGGTTTTTATGCAGACTCATACGGTGCTGAGTTTTTAATATTTAATGCTACAGACACAGCCTTAAATCTTGACGAAACAAGTGGTAACTATTTAAGAATTCAAGGCGTTACATTTACACAAGATACCACCCACGAATTAACAGTTGATGAATACTTTAAAAAACGTAGTAATTTTTCTAATCCATTATTAACTGGATCTTCTCAAATTGTTTCTCCTCAAGTTGAAAAACAAAGGTTTGATGAAATTAAAAGAAGCAGAATGATTTATGGAAACAATGAGTTTACCTTAGATACTCCATACATACAGACGCAAGATGATGCAGAAAACTTAATGGGTTGGATGATAGATAAACTTATGGTTCCTAAAAAATCAGTTGGTTTAAAAATATTTGCAACTCCAACAATTCAACTTGGAGATATAGTAACAATTAACTATAAAGATTCTAATAATTTAGATTTAGTTACTTCACCTAACTCTAGATTTATAGTTTATAATATTGAATATACAAGAAAAATAGATGGTCCAGAAATGAATCTTTATTTGGCGGAGGTGTAAGATGGCAAGTGAAAATTCAGGCAGTGGCAAATCTAAAGTAGTTCAAAATGCTAATACAAGAGAAGATCGTGTTTCTGCAAAGCCATTTACGCAAACTTTAAATAAATATGGCACTCCAGATACCAATTCTAGACCAGTAGTAAAAAGTTCTGAATCAAAAACCAAAACATCTTCACAAATAGCAGCAGATGCTCAATCAATCCTGGATCAACTTGCTATGATACAAAAAAATGTTGATGCGATTGTTATTCCAGAAATAATTACTGAAGATCCTGCAATAATTGTAAATCCAACTAACACTGGAGGAAACGTTGCAAATTACTACGTAACAGCAACACCTCCAGCCCCTTCTTTATCAACCGCAATAGTGGTAACCCCACCCCCACCAGTTAAAACTGCAACTTTAGACATTATACTATTTGATGAAGAATCCGTTCCTATAGATGGAATGTTTGATCAAATATTTGAAAATATTGGCGGACAAGAATTAATCAGCATAACAAGATCTGACATTGTTAATGGACAAAAAATATCATATCAACCAATTAAAAACCTTTCAGCCATTCAACAAAGGTATAATCCCAACAATATCCTTAGCCTACAACAAACCGCAGACAAGTTTTTTGCTGGATTTTCAATTAAATTAGAAGAGAAAATTCCAGAAATTGGCAACGGCACTAATGGAGAAAACGTATACCTTAACGCAACAGGAGACTTAATTATTGAATTTATTAACATAAATCCTGATGAACAAATAGAAACACAGATTAGCGTAAGTGGTACAATATATGAAGCAGATCTTGGAGACTATACCTCATGATAACTAATACTGGTAAAACTATTATTGCAAAGTATTTACTTGGTCAGGCCCCTGCCTACGCCTCGTATATTGCTATTGGTTGTGGTGCTACACCATTGGATACCTCCGATGAAATTGGCGACTATTCAACAAAAACAAATTTAGATTTTGAAATGTTTCGTGTTCCAATATCTTCTAGAGGTTTTGTAAACGAAGACGGTGTAGATAAAATTGTTTTAACAGCAGAACTACCAACAGAAGAAAGATATGAAATATCTGAAATTGGAATATATTCTGCAGGTTCTAATCCTTCTGCGGGAGCGTATGATAGTAAAACGGTTTTTGCGTTTACGCAAACAGAAAATTGGCAATATGTAACAACAGCATCTGCAGTAGCAATTGATACAAAGTCTAATGCGTTGGATGCCCCAAACTATGACAACATTATTGCTATAGCAGATCCAGTATTTCAAACAAGCGCAGACAATCCAATATTTTTTAAATCACCAAGAGTTGCAAGATATGAAAGACCAAGATTTTTAAATAATGTAATTATGATAAAAGGCAATGAGGCTGATCTTGATATTGAATCAGATAGCGGTCCAACACAAGATACTTTTGAAATAGGAGCGGGATCTAACTATATTAGATTAAGCGGAACAACAGTTGATTTTACAAAAAATTCTCCAACAGATCAACTAAGACTAGCATTCTCAATAGTAAATAGAGACGGAACCTATGGTTCTGGCACTCAACCAGAAAGAGCCAGAGTTTTAGTTTCATTTGAAAATACAAGCGGAACACAGTTTGCAAGACTTGAAGCAGAAGTTGCTGACGATAGTAGTGGTGGACAATATGATTTTGCTACAGAAAGATACTTTGTAGTAACAAAACAACTTCAACAACTATATAGAACGTCTGGATTTGATTGGAATGATGTTTCTGTAGTTAAGATATACGCATGTGTTATTGATGGAGTTAATCCATCGGGCAACTATTATGTAGCCTTAGATGCTTTAAAACTGGAAAATGTTGCTACAGTAAATCCACTTTATGGACTAACAGGATATTCGGTAATTCAAACTTCTGGTGCAGCAACAGTGGTTAAGAGTCCTAATACTAACAACTATGTTGAGTTTAGATTTTCAGTAGATCTTTCTAGCGGAAATAATTCATAATGGCTGATGCAGGAATTAAAAAAGTTATAATTAAAAAAGCCTCTTTGCCTGCACTAGATCATGATAAAGTTGGATACGTTTTTAGATACAGAGTTGTTTCTGAAGATAAAAACAGAACTTCTCAATGGTCTCCAATAAATCTTGTACTAGATGACTCAATCACTGCTGTTGCTGGAGCCGTACAGGTTTCAGCCTCAGTTGTTAGTGCAGTATGGGGAGATGAATTAAATAGACCAAAGTATGATGTTTTTGTTGGATTTGATGGGGCTACAGCAACCTACCATGGCACAACACCAATTCATTCATATCAATTTATTAAAACTGGAACTACAAATGTACGTGTAATCATTCAAGTTGAGTCATCTGAAAAAACACTAAATGCCAATTTGCAAATATACAACTCTGGCTTAGTTTCTTTGGTATAATAAAATAGGAGGAATAAATGGCAAAAGTACCACTACCAGAAAGAGGGCAACCTCTTGATGTTACATATTTGTATCAACTAATTGAGGCTGTAAACGACCTTTCTACAAATGTTGCTTCTAAGCAAACAAGTAAAACAATTATTGATACAGCAAGTGCGGGCAAAGCAGAGGTACAAACCTCTAATACAAGAATAGTAGGCGGTTTGGTTGAAGTTGCAAACAACTCTACAGTTTCGGCGGGTAACGAAAGAACATTTACCTATGACTTTAAAGACTTTAAATACCCACCAATAGTATCAGCAACACCAGTAAACACTGGACAAACACCAGCAGGACAAAACGTAAATATTGTTTTAAAAAGCGTTACAGAAACAAGAGTAGAAGGTGTTGTAAGGTTTGGGGCTTCTGGCGACCTATCCTTATCAGTACATCTAGTCATTGTTGGTATTCCAAATTAAAGATAAATTTAATGATTTATTGTAAAAAATGTAAAGGTAGAACTTTTATTGATAGACAATACAGCAGTATGCAACACATGGAAACATATTGTCTCGTTTGTGGAGTTAGAAAATTTTTTCATCCCCCAGCAGAGAGCGAAGAAGGCAGATGGTTACTAGCAAAGGAATTATCCAGAGCGAAATCTACAATAGCGAAACTGTAATAAAAGGAAATAAAAAAATATGGTTTCTTAATGGCGACCTTGTAAGGCTACATCATAGTTCAAGATCTACTGGGATGGTTTCTGTTTACAATATTACTAAAGATAGACTTGAAACATGTCTCCGTTCTGATTTTAGAAAAAACAGAGAACGTGCATACACTGTTGCTGAGACTGCTAAGTTAATTAATCGTCACAGAAAATATATGCCAAAATTAATGAAAACTGGAATGATACCAAAACCAATTGGAGCAAGATTAAATGGTGAAAGAGGTTGGCAAATTAGATCATATTATTCAGAAAGCATGGTGAGAGACATTCGTGCTATACTGGCTACTATACATATAGGACAACCAAGAAAAGACGGACTTATAACAAATAATATGACACCTACAAGCCAAGAATTGACACGGCGAATGGGAGACGGTATACTTACATATACGAAAACAGAAGACGGAAGATTTATTCCTGTTTGGGCAGAAAACATTTAATAATAGAAATGGTGGGGTAATGGAAAACGAAAATACAAAAATATCGGTAGCACTTGGATATACACTTAATCTGGGAAACTTTCAGTCATTAAGGTTTGATTTTGGAGTAGTTGATTCTAAGCGTGATGACGAAAATACAGAGCAGGCTTTTGAAAGAATTTATAAATTTGTTGAAGAAAAGTTAACAGAAAAAGTTAAAGAAGCCGAGTCAGAGGCCGATAGTAACGAATAATGACTGAACGCAAAGACCGTATGGCTTTGCTCAGTAGATACAATAAGTTGCATCTACAAAGATATGAAGCCAAAAGCAACATGAATCTTAATGTTGAACAATGGGCTGCAGATGCCCTTGTTGAATCTTACGGCATTTCTCAATGTTATGATTTATTAGATTATTATTTTAAGATAGCAGAAAATCCTACTTGGAATTATTTTGCATACAATGCAGAAAAAATTCTTAGTGGTAAAATGGAAGTAGAGCAAGATATTAAAGAACGAGAAGAACGAAGAAAGTTAGCAAGGAAGTGGATTAGTGAATAATACAGAAGCAAAGTTAATAACTGCAGTATTAAACGATAAACAAGTCCACGTATTACTGCAAGCAAATGTTGACAACCTTTTAAGAACCCATAACGATGTCTGGGAATTTATTAGACTATACTCAGAAAACAATCAATCAGTTCCGCCAGTATCGCTAGTTGTAGAAAAATTTAGAGACTTTGTACCAGTAGAAGGCGTTGGTGCAACAAAACATCACCTTGAAGAATTACAGACCGAATACTTAAATGATAGCCTCAAAGACATTTTACGTAATGCAGCATCTGAAGTTCAAGGCGGGAATGGATCAAAGGCTCTTGAACATATTATTACAAAAACATCAGAACTAAAAAAGAATACTGCTGCAATAAGAGATATTGAAGTAACAGATCTTGAATCAGCAATTGCATATTTTGAGAACGTAAAGAAGATGCAAAGCCTAGGTCATATTGGAATTAAAACAGGTTTGCCAGGGTTTGATAACTACTTACCTTCTGGAATCATGCCAGGACAATTAGGAGTCTTCCTTGCATATCCAGGTATTGGAAAGTCTTGGTTGGCTCTGTACTTCGCTGTACAGGCCTGGAAGCAGGGTCGTAGCCCACTTATTATAAGTCTTGAAATGTCTGAGACAGAAGTTCGTAACCGTGTATTTGCAATTATGGGTGAGGGCTTATGGTCTCATCGTAAACTTAGTAATGGCGAAGTAGAAATTGAAATGCTTAAAAAGTGGCATGCAGATAAATTAGAAGGCAAGCCAGAGTTTCACATTATCTCTAATGATAATGGTGGCGACTTAACTCCTTCAGTTATACGTGGAAAGATTGATCAATACAAACCAGACTTTGTTGTTGTTGATTATTTACAATTAATGTCACCAAATCAAAAGGCCGATAGTGAGACGGTACGTATGAAAAACCTTTCACGAGAACTTAAACTTATGTCTATTAGCGAAGAGGTTCCTATTATTGCTATTTCATCTGCTACTCCAGATGATGTTAAGGATCTTTCTACCCCGCCAACTCTGGGACAAACTGCTTGGTCAAGACAGATTGCTTATGATGCTGATTGGGTAATGGCTTTAGGTCGTGCTACGAATAGTGATATTATTGAATGTGTATTTAGAAAAAATAGAAATGGTTTTATGGGAGACTTTTTAGTTCAGGTAGACTTTGATAGAGGATACTATCGTTACAAGGATTATGAGGATAAGAATGGTTAAAGATTCTTACACAGCAGAACAAGTTAATCGTGTGCTAACTGGTGCTGGTATTGATATTGAGGCTGAGTATGGAACAGACTATATTATATTTTGTCCATATCACAACAACAACAGAACGCCTGCTGGTGAAGTATCAAAAGAGCACGGATTGTTTTTTTGTTTTGGATGTCAAACTACAAAAACTCTTGTTGAGTTTGTAATGTATGTATCTAATAGAACATACTTTGAGGCAATACGATACATCAAAAGCAAAGAGCAAGAAAGTAGCATTGAAACATCAGTAAACAAGGCGTTAATAAGTAAACCAGAATTTGTCCAGTATGATGAACTACTAATTAAAAGATTAAACAATAACGCATTAGAATCTCCAAGAGCGATTAGATATTACGAAGGTAGAAAAATAACTAAAGACTCAGTAATAAAGTTTAATCTTGGCTATTCAGAAAAGCAAGACTCAGTTACAATTCCAGTACACTCTCCAGATGGTATGTGTATCGGATTTGTTGGCAGAACAGTTGAGGGTAAAGAATTTAAGAATACTCCTGGTTTGCCAAAAGGTAAGACCTTGTTTAATTTACACAGAATAAAGACTTCAAGCATTGTCTATGTAGTAGAGTCTTCTTTTGATGCAATTAGGTTAGATCAAGTAGGATTCCCTGCGGTTGCTACGCTGGGTGCTAATGTTTCTGCAGCACAAATAAAACTATTAGAAAAGTATTTTAATAGTATTGTTTTGATTGCAGATAACGATGATGCAGGAATAATAATGAGAGATAAGTTAGTTCAAAGACTTGGACCTGTTGTTACTTCTGTGTATATAGATAAAAAATATAAAGATATAGGCGACATGGATGATGATGCAATTAAAAAACTGGAGTTTCAGTTTGACAATTCTATCACCAGTATGTTAAGATAGATAAGACAAAAAGGAGAAAAAATAATATGACTATTGTAAAGGGACTAAAGAATATTAACGCCCTAGTTGACAAGCCAAAATATGATGAAAACTCTCCAAAGGTAAGATGGTTAAAACTTGCCGATGGACAGTCTGCAAAAATTAGATTCGTTGAGGAACTTGACGAAGATTCTGCAAACTATAATGCAGATCGTGGACTGGCACTTGTTGTTAAAGAACACACAAATCCAAAAGACTACAAGCGCAAGGCTGTAGATACTATGGAAACAGAAGGTCGTGACTGGGCTGAAGAAATGCACCGTAAAGATCCAAAGGCTGGCTGGAGAGCACGTCTTCGTTTTTATTGCAACGTACTTGTAGATGATGGCATTGAAGAGCCATACGTAGCCATTTGGTCAATGGGCGTAAGTAAGCAATCTGCATTTAATACTATTCGTGAGTATGCTCTTGAAACAGGAAGCATTTCAAACATTTCATGGAAGTTAAAGCGTAACGGTCAGGGCACTGAAACAAGTTACACACTTATTCCATCTGCACCAGACAAAGAACCATTTAACTGGGCAGCACTAAAACCATATCCTCTTGAGTTAGCATTGAAAAAAATTCCTTATGCTGAACAAGAAGCATTCTATTTGGGGTTTGATACTCCATCTGTAACTTCATCAACAAATACAGATTGGTAAAAAAATAGTTGAAAAAAATTAGTTTTGTTCCAGTTAGTGCAAAAGTAGAAAACAATATACCTATGCCAAAACCAGCAAAACTACATATTCCAGAGTGGTATAAGGAATCGCCTTCGTTTTTTGATTTTAATGATAATTCTCATGTCAATAAATTATCTTTTTCAAATTATGGGATTCCTTCTACCACCATGAAAATGTGTATTCCGTTTTTAGATACTTTTTCTTTTGGATATATACAAGAGACTTGGTGCGATATTTTCATAGAATATAAAAACAATAAAATTTCTTATCATTATGCTTATAGTCCAGATCCAGAATATCCAATTATTGCAGAAAGACCATTAGAACTTCTTGGTAAAATACCAGTGCCAGTTGGATTTAGCAAAGATATTTTTTTTAATTGGCCAAGAGTTTGGAATCCAGTTTTACCAAAAGGATATAGTTCAATAATTACTCATCCACTAAATAGAGATGACTTACCTTTTAAGTGTCTATCTGGAATTATTGATTCTGATAGATATTTTTCTCCTGGCAAAGTAGGGTTTTTTATAAAAGAAGGATTTACTGGATTAATACCAAAAGGCACTCCAATGTATCAAGTAATTCCTTTTAAAAAAGAATCTTGGAAAACAAAAAAACTTAGTAATAAAGATAAAATTTTAAAGTCTTTAGAAATTCAAAAAAATAATATTTTTTCTACTTTTTATGGTGGATATAAAAAAAATTATTGGAATAGAAAAAGTTTTAACTAATGAATAGTAAATACGTAGGCTTACATGTTCATACTCACTACTCCCTATTTGACGGCATAGCAACTCCACAAGAGTATGTAGACCGTGCTAGCAAGTTGGGTATGAGCGCTCTTGCAATTACAGATCACGGTTCACTTTCTGGTCACAGAGAGTTTTACCGTTCTGCAAAAGAAAAGGGTATTAAGCCAATTCTTGGTCTAGAAGGATATATGTGTGCAGACATATCAGATAAAAGAGATAAGTCTGAAAGAACAGGTCAACAAGATCTTGTTTATAATCATATTATCCTTCTAGCCAAGAACCAAAAAGGTTTAGAAAATCTTAACAAGATTAGCGAGATAGCATGGACAGATGGATTCTTTAAAAAGCCAAGGTTTGATTTTGAAATTCTTCAAAAATACAAAGAAGGCATAATTGTAACATCTGCTTGTCCTAGCAGCGTTATTGTTAAAGCATTAGAAGAGCAAGAGTTTGCACTTGCTAAAAAACATATTAAATGGTTTAAAGATAATTTTGGTAGCGACTACTACATTGAAGTTATGCCACACAACACACCAGAAATAAATAAATATCTTATTGATCTTGCCGATGAATTTAATATTAAAGTAGTGGTTACACCAGATTGTCATCATGTTGATGAATCACAAAAAGATATTCAAGAGTTTAAACTTTTAATGAATACTCACGCCAAGGTACAGAAAGATGCTACATATGCAAAATCTACAAAAATTGATTCTATGATGGAACGCCTTGACTATCTTTATGGGGAAGATCGTCAGATAACATTCAATAAATTTGACATTCATTTACTTTCGTATGAAGAAATTAAAGTGGCAATGGAAAAACAGGGCATTCATAGAGAAGACATATACTCAAACACACTATTGCTAGCAGAGACAGTAGAAGATTATGACATTAAAGATGGGCTTGATTTACTTCCAGTTCAGTATAAAAATCCAGACCAAGAATTAGCAAACCTAGCCTTTGCTGCTCTAGAAGAAAAAAGATTAAACTCTAACTGGCTTGGTAATGACA